TGAAATGGCTGATGAAAGACTAGATGAAAACACTGAGTTTCCCATGGGGAACATCCCAGGTCCCCCTGAAGGACAGGGAAGGTTTTTTGCATTTTTTAATAAATTTTTTAATCGACGTGGAAAAGGCAGACCTAGAACGACCCCTAAATTAGCGGGGGATGCTCAAGATGTTAAATCCGGAGAGATTTTAGAATACCCGGGTGGTGTAGGCTTGGGAGGCGTAAGCGTAACCAAAGGGTTCGCTAAACTTCCTAAAGTAGAGCAAACAAGACGCCGGAAGTATGGTCAATATGAGAAAATGGATGAATACCCTGAGATTGGCGCAGCTCTCGATATTTACGCTGATGATGCAACCCTACTAAATGAAGAGAATAGTGCTTTTATTATTGAGACCGATGATCAGCTGGTTAAGGACGCTTTGGAGGACTTCTTCAAAGTTACTAAATTAGAGGAACTTATTTGGGATATCGCACGAAATATTTGCAAGTATGGAGATTGTTTTGTGGAAAATATTTTGGACTTAAATAATACTAAAGCAGGTATTCAAAGACTTAAGATTCTTAATCCTTTTTACGTTTACCGCCAAGAGGACCAATACGGGTACCTTCAAAAGTTTATCCAAGAGATTCCTAAGACCGGAGCGGACATGGGATACGATGGTCCGATAGGAGGAGCAGGAGTTCTTGGAACCCCCGGCAGTAGAAAAGCCGAGCTAGACAAGTCCCAAATTATTCACTTTAGAAGGAGAACATCAGACCAGGGTTTTTACCCTTACGGTAAAGCCCTTCTAGCCCCAGCAATTGGTGCATGGAATGGGTTGAAAATGATGGAAGATGCGATGATTATCTATCGTCTTCAACGAGCCCCAGAAAGAAGGGCTTTCTATATTGAAACAGGTAACATCCCATCAAGTAAAGTTGAAGTGTTTATGGAGCGGGTTAAACAGAAATTCAAGAAGGAGAAATTTTGGAACCCAGATACGCAAAGTATTGATGAGAGATACAACCCTCTTTCCGCGGATGAGGATTTCTTTATTCCTACGCGCAACGGGCAAGGAACCAAAGTAGAGACAATGCCGGGAGCTCAAAACTTGGGGGAAGTTGATGATGTCCGTTATTTTAGGGACAAGCTTTTGGCTGCATTAAAAGTTCCTAAGGATTTTATTGTAGAAAAAGATACGGCACCCGAAAGAAAAGCGAATCTTAGCCAGCTAGATGTTAAGTTTTCAAAAGCAGTTATGCGGGTTCAAAGAGATGTTGAAGCAGGCTTGATGCGTTTATGTCGAAGACACCTAAAGCTTAGAGATTTTCCAACAACTATGCTTAAAAACTTTGCAATCAGACTGTACCCTCCTTCTGATATGTTCCTTAAGCGTCGTTTGGAAACCGATGAAGCCCGCGTGCGTATCGTACAAGCAGTAAAAGGTTTACAGATGTTTCCTGATGAGTACATTTATAAAGTTTACTTCAATCTTCCGGAAGATGAGATTGCAAAAATTAAAGAGCAACTCAAAAAGCAAGCGGAAGAACAGCAGGCAGCAGCTCCTCCTATGATGGGAGGTGACCCGGCTATGATGGGCATGGGAGACCCTATGATGGGGGGTGACCCTATGATGGGGGGTGACCCTATGATGGGAGGTGACCCTATGCAACCCCCACAGCCGCCACCCCAGTAATAAGTTACGAGAATATTCGAGTAAGGCTCTATATATCTTATAGTGCCCTAGCTATTTTTTTGCCATGAATAAAATGAACTTTTTTGAATCCCGTGATAAGCATCTATCTAAACTAACAGAAGCAGTAGAATTTTTGGGTCGTAAGGTTAGAGAAAACCTTATGATTTTTGAGATAGAGTCCTCTACAAACTCACTTGCGATGGTTTCCGAATCAGACAAGTATATCACTTGCAACTACGATTTACATGAGGGAGCAGTCCATCTTCTTAATATTGAAGCTAAACCTCTTAAAGAGTATTTTAGTGATGAGTGTATTGATTCTATGGTATCCGATAAAGTTGCTGAATTTGTAGGGGATATTCAAGAAGATAAGTTTAGCGATGCTGAGGGCAAGTTTAAGCATTTACTAGGCACGTTCGCAAAGAGAAACAAGGTTAACGAGATTCGTTATTCCCTAGATCGCAAAAAGGAGGCATTTTCCTCCGCTCTTCGTGTTATTGGTGAGCCAGAGTATACACGACTATTAGAATCTTCTGACGCAGTTAAGGAACTGATCAAAGAGAAGAAAGATGAGATTCTCAGTGACAGTATGATTTTAAACGCAGCCAAACTCAGTAATGCTATCAGCAAAGCTTTTGACAGCACGAAGACTGAATGGGATGGTTTGGAAGAAGTTGTTGCATGCGAAAAAAACATCAACAAATCACTATATGAAATGATTTGTTCGCAAGAACTTATTGGAAAAGAGTTGTCTACTGCGAAAGAGAATTTTTCTAATTCTTGGTCGCACAACGAGAAGATTTCTAAGCTAGCGTCCTGTATTTATGAATCTGATGATACTAAAGCAACTGCTTTACAAGAAGTGATTTCAGAGGTTCCGTATTTTGCACTAGCTACTAAATCTGATATTCAACAAGTCTTAAGCCTGGTTTATGAAACAATTAATCCAGGCACTGTTTCTAAAAAGGACGTCCGTAAGTTTACTTCGTCTTTGTTTGAAATGAAAAAGCCGTATAAGATCTCTTTAGTGGAAAACTTAAACTCCCATTATGGGGTAAATATTAATAATCTGAAGTTCACCCCTTCTTTTAATCACTTAGCTTCTGCTTATTCGGTACTGTTTGAGCGTCTAAGTACGTATGCTAAAGCTGACAGTATTGTTGAAAAAACCTTGCTTGAGTTTGCTAGTTTTATTAAAGATAAGTCCGGTGTTGAAATTTTGGACGTAAACGATTGGTTGGTAGAAATGATTATAGACGAAGGACAAAACCTTACTTTCCTAAAACCGTTTAACCTCCAGGAGGTTGTTAGCGTTGTGGTTGAAAAGAAGTTTGTAGGCTTAGACCCCGATATGGAGGAGGATGAGGAGCCAAAGAAGAAGAAAGGGGACGACAAGGACGATAAAGTTGACGATGATTCCGAGGAAGAAGGTAACGAAAAAGGGGACGACAAGGACGATAAAAAGAAGAAGAAAAAAGGCAAATTCAACAAAAAAGAGAAGTCTAATGACGACGAAGAGGAAGATGACGACAAAGACAAGAAAAAGTCTCTAGAGGAAGAGGTCGCCTCTGAGGAGGCTGAAGTGCCTGAAGCAAATACAGACCCTACCGACCCAGGCATGACTAATGCTGATATGGTAGATTTAGTCAGCGATTTGGAAAAGCTTTTTAATGATATTGATTTTAAAAATCTAGACGAGAAGAGCGCCGAAGACGAACAGGCTGAGGCAGAGGGAGCTGAGGAAGACGCTTCCGATAAAATGGCGCAAGCACAAGAGGCATTAGAGATTGCTAAAGCGGAACTCGAATCCTTGCAAGCAGCTCAAGCGCAACAAGACCCACAATCTGCCCAGGAAAAGGAAGGAAAAGTTACGGAAGCTAGTAAAGGCTATGATAAAGACGATGTAAAAACCGCCAAGCGTCAAGTTAGGCGAGATAATGAGGGAGAAGGATGGCTTCACTCAGATGAAGACCCTACTTTTAAAGCATCGCTAAAAGATGAGCTGGCTAGGGGGAAAAAAGAAGGTGCGTATAAACGGCGTATAAAAAGGAAAAAATCGTGAGAGCGTAAGGTTAGTCGTCTAAAATATAATTCTGCTTAAGCCAAGCGAATAGCGATCCAGTATGCTTGGACCGTAGGCTGTCTAATTGGGATACTATAGCTTCCAATTTAGCGACGGAGGCTTCAGTGACCTCTGCTTTTTCTATAAGCGTGTTTAATTCTCCTACACAGAAGCGTATATCTGAAATATCGTTCTCGTGCATTTCATTAAGTTTGCTTATTTTATCCTCTTTCTTTTCCATTTAAATGTACCGTAAAATTTAATGCCTTATACGACTTTATTCGTTGCTTGGCATGATTAGTTAGGTAGGGAGCATTATCTAAAAAATCGTAAATATACACTTTAATCTTACTGTCGTGTATACGCAAGGCTCTCCCCATTGCCTGTATGGTTGCTATTTCGGATTTTAGCCCACGAGCATTAATTAAATGGGTGATTTCAGGAATGTCCACTCCCGTTTGCATGATTGTGGTTCCAATAAGCACCCCATGTTCTTTAGCTGTAAATTCTTTAATTGTCTTACCTCTTGTAATCAAATCGTCCTTCCCTTCTAATTTAAATGATCCGGGAAGTAATTCTTTAAGAATTTTAGCATGTTCTAAGTCTTTTGTTAGGATTAAAACTTTGCAAGGATTTTGTGTAATATCGGCAACCAAATCCCGAACCATCTTGTTACGGGTTTCGTTCTCGGTTATACATTTACGGTAAATATCCCGGTAAGCAATATCATCGATACACTCTAGGCAATCAGGGACTTTAATAATTTCAATAATCGGCTCAGTGAGAAACCCAGACTCCACAAGGTCAGTAGCAGTCGCTTCCTCTATAACTTGCCCAAGTGCTGAAATTAAGGTCAACTTGTCGAGATTATTTTGTGGGACTGTGGCGGTCATGCCTATACGAACACATGCGTTAGGGAAAGATTCTATTGCTTTGGATGCTATTTTTCCTCTACTAAACTCATGTACTTCGTCAAAGATGATGAACTCTGAAGTTTTTAAATGGCTATCAATCACTTTATCGATTGATTGTATTGTACACAATGTTAAGGGTTTGATGTCAATTCCGTCTCCAAAAGCAACCCCAACGTCAAATCCGTGTGAGGTTAGAAAGGTGTATGTTTGGTGGAGTAATTGCTTTTTAGTAAAAAAGATTAATCCAGTCTTACCTTTTAAAGCTTGAAGGATAGAGGCGAGAACCACGGTTTTTCCTGATCCTGTAGGAGCTTTTATAATACAATTTTGAAGTTCTAATGCACGACTTACGAGATCTTGTTGGTAAGGTCGAAGTTCTATGCTTGATACGTCAGAATCTTCATATTCAATACTCGTTCTTTGGTCATCTATAGTAGCCGAAAGACCTGCGATTTTCAAATCGCTCAAAATATGTCGTAGCATTCCAGTACCAAATTTTCCAGTCTTCTCTGAGAAAAATGATTTATATCCATCCCAATAACCTTTTTTATATGCAGTAGAGTAGCTGTAACCGTCAACCCTTTGCCGATACTTTTTGTGTAAAATATTTTTTAGTTTTTTGTTATCCGTTTTAAGGATTGAATGAATATTATGAACAATAATTAACACGTGCTTACCTATTATAGTATAGTGGTATTCTATTATGAGTGAAAAAGAAAAATCAATTGTTGACATCGCAAAAGCGTTTGATGGGAAAAAACCGGTAGACCCGGACGTGCCTCGGAACCCGTTAAAGGCTAATGTTCCGGAACAAACTTTAGTTCAAGATCAACTTGACGGGCTGTTGGAACATGTTAATACACGAGATATGTGGGTTGAGTTTAATTTGCCTTCTCTGGGTAAGCCTTATGCTGATTATGGTAAGGACACAGTTCTTCTTAGAGCAATGAAGTTTATGGACGAGAAAAAACTTCAAAAAGCTTTAATCGGGGATAGATCAAAGGACGCTCTAAATGTGGTTATGGCTTCGTGTATTAAAGGATTAGATTACGGGCAGCTAACACTGACAGATA